ATTTATTTTTCGTATTTCGTATACCTTTTTTTGAATGAAAGTATGTCAGAAAATGATATGCATGCCCTTTCCGCCAATGTTTGCCAACTCATCCCTGTTTTCTCACCTTAAGTGGAAGAGAACCCAATACGTGAATCAATGAGGCTGATTCATAATATCGAGGGCTTCCAACTTAGGCAGAACAAACTGGGGACCTAACTCCCGAGCCACCCTGCAGATGAACTCGTACATGACAGGCTCATTCACGTACAAGTACTGATAACTAAGCAACGTCTCCCCAAGACGCCGCGTATGACTAAGGTTAAAAAGAAATTTTTGCCAATAAGCCGGGTAGCATGTTCTTCCATCAAAACAGAAACCAGCAAACTCAACCCAGTTTTGGACTTTGGCCCCTTTAACCGTGACACCTAAAATCTCAAGTTGTTTGACATAATCCTCCAGCCAAGGGAAGGCTTCCTGAACTGTGTCATCACCTATAGAATAGGGTTGTCTTTCGGCCATGGGCCGCCCACACCGAGAGTTTGCCACGTAGTGCAGTAGACTTTGACTAAGACTATTAAGAATAATAGTTAAGTAACATCCACTCTTCATAACACCACGGGTTTGCTGTTTAACACGCGTACCATCTTCAAACTTGAACCAGACATCTTCAAACAGAAGTTTGAACCTCAATTTCATCATCGAGACCCACCATTCTGGAGGATTTACTGGGAGATTTTCAAGAAACAAGATCCAGAGATCGACCAAATAGCCCTGGACTGTCCAGTCCCAGGCTGACCGGTCCAAGCACACAACCGGTGAGTTTGCAAACCTGTTCTGTATCGCTCGCCACCCGCCCCTCACAGGGCTCCAACCAACCAAACACGGAGTTTTACCTACCGTGTCAAGCTGTGCTCGGGCGATCCAAGCGAACAAAATTCTATCAATGAACGTGTCAATCAGACTAACGGCACTTATAAGGCGATAAGTTCCATCTTGAATTTTCTTCAGTTTATGGGGTTCTTGCTTAACAAAGACCTTTACATCATCGCTTATAGGATTGCCAGCTAGCAACTGATCGAAACGTAACTTGACATGTTGCCTCACCATCGACACTCTATCCGGATCACAAGCCACTCCGTCCCATCCAAAAATCTGAGCATTGTTTGAACCGTAATACGTCAACATACAATATCCGGGAGTACTTTTCATGTCTATCTCACCTATTGCCCTGTTGAACTCTCGATCGAACCATGCGTCGGGGTCGGAGGCTGCTGTGAGGTCGCACCGCCATTTTGCAAAGGACCGAAGCGCTGTCTGTACTGCTCTAGTTCGCTCCTCTTCTGTTGGCGGGCTGCTCGTCTGTTTCTGTTTCTTTGTGTGCGCGTGAAAGCTACGTTTTGCGGAGCAAGCATCGACGAACGGGACTCCATATGGTAGTTCACCAAAGGTGGCGGGTATGGAAAGGCCATTGGGCCGTATATCGGCTGCCCTTGGTTTTGAACAGGGGCCGGCACACTCACCATACCAGGGGCCCCAGCAGGTACAGCTGGAGCCCTGAACAAGTTTCCCGAATCGTTGAACGTCATCGCGTCACGCGGAGCTAATGGCAACTCATCCACTCTTGGGGCTGCCGGAACTACTGCCTCAGCCTCCTTTACCGGAGGTACTTGCGCCGCCTCCTTAACAGCAGGCAGCTGCGCTGAGGTATAGACCGACGTCCTACCAAACTCTTGCACCAAACCTCGAATCGTTGCTATCAATGGGTCCTCATGCCTATCCTCAACCGGGACCGGAACAATTACAGGTTCATCGAACAAGTCAACTTCCCCTCCATAGACTCTAACACTCTCTTCCACATCCTCGCGCCATACCATAGTTTCGGTACTCTTCGTGGTTTTGCGGGGGGCGTCCGATTCTTCAAGGTAGTYGATCTTATCGACGGCTTGTCGTCCCTTCTTCCTAGTAAGGATCTCTTTAAGGACCTCATTATCAACAATGTGGTACATATTTCCTATCTTGAGTTTATACTCAGACGGATCAAATGGTGATTGCCAATACTGGATCTCATCTTCTCGACCCAGATGCTCAACTAGCCAACTAGCACTATCCTCTTTCTTGAGGTCCACTAGCTTCTTTATAACTCGGCTCGGTCTAAGCTCAGTCTTAAGAAAGGCTGCCTCATATCCCATGTTCACGGAATCGGCTCCTAGATGCATCCCCAAAATGGTTCTTCCCAAATGATAGGGCGCTCCACTAAATCCACTAGTAGTGCTTCCCGAATATGTGACGAACCCAAATTGTGGGTGCTGATCCAAGAATCCAATAGACCGTTTTCCTCTGGCAACAATATTGGCACTTATACCAGAACCTTTCTCCAGGCCAACTCCTGCTAACTTAGCTTTAGACAAGCCTACCTTTTGAGTTATCTTAATTGGATCTCTGCAACAAGCGTAGTCGCCCTGTCCAGTCTCGAACACCGAGGACGGTACTTCGATCTTATGCTTCTCATCCCGATAAATACAACAGTAATCGTATCCTTCCACTACATGAGCGGCCGTGACTAAGCCTTCATCGACCCAGAAACACTGGCCGTTTTCTCTATAGGTAATCCCATCTAAAGAGACTAGAACTGCCGCTTGGAATCCAGGCAACACAGGAACTATCTCGTAATGACTGTTCGGCATCGCCTTCTCTTCCATATAGGTTCCAGACTCATTAAGCACCATATACTTATGTCTCATAGCCTCCCTCCTCTTGTACCACACATTAAACGCTATCACTAGAGCGAGCGTGAGGTAGAAGGCTATCATGGTGTAGAATATTTCGGGTGTCGTGACGTAGAAACTCTGCCAGAACTTCTTAGAAGTTAGGACCACCACAACTCCATGGATCCCTTGAAACAGGAATTGACGGGTCACTAAGGCTAGAGCCCTACAAAACATCACGAATACAGCCGCAAAACTACACGTACACACAGCTTTGGTGCATGGGTTGATAACGTTCACTATTGTTAGTGCAAGAAACACCAACAGAGCTACGTAAACAAGCATCGCATAATGTGAAATAAATAAATCTTCCATTATCATGGTATATGGCTTGTACATTTGTTCGCTTTGAATTAGGAATTCAATATATTCAAAAGAAGTTGCTGGAAATCACAAAATCTCTCTCTTTATA